GGCGACCACCGAGATCTACACTCTTTCCCTACACGACGCTCTTCCGATCTTGCATCTTTTCGGCACCGAAATAGTTCCACACTCGCCTGAAATCACGTTTCATCGCATAGAGCTGCTCATTTTCTGCCTTCACCTCTTTCAGCCGCTGGCTTAGATGATGGGTAGCCTTCTTCTCATCCTGATAGAAATACTGGTACTTATCCCGCTCGTTTTTGACCTCCCAGTACTTCCGATGGAGGGCAAAGAGTACCTTCACCAACTTCTGGATCAGCGGCATGGCCTTCTTCTCCCGATAGCTCTTGGCGGTCTCAAATGTGGCTGCTTCTGGCACCCATTCTTCTGGCCGCTGGGAGTATTGCGCTGACAGGTTTTCCAAACCTTCCATAATGGGAGCCAGCTTGTTCAGCTTCTGGCTCTGCTTCTGGTAGGTCAGCTCTGCTTTCTGTACCCGCTGTTCAGCGGCTTCTACGGCTGTCTGCGCTGTTTCCAGCTGTTCCTGCATCTCGGTCAGGTCGGTCTGGCACTCCTGCTTGGCAGCTTCCAGAGCCGCTACCTCTTTACTACGCTCCTGCTTTTTGAAGTCCAGCACAGACAGGTGCTCTTCGTGGGTGCCTTTCTGTTCCCACTCGATGCCGTGCCGCTCCATCACGGCGGCAAGCTGCTCTTTCTCGGCGTTGATCCACTGGTTCAGCTCGGATTCTCGCTTGGAGCCGCCTGCAAAGCCCAAGGCCTTCAGAGCCTGCTTCAGGGAGACCTTGGTGTCCAGTCCTTTGCCTTTCCAGCTGGACACATACGGCACGAAGTCGATGTGCAGATGGGGCGTAGCTTCATCCATGTGGAGGAATGCTCCGAACATCCGCAGTGTCGGGTTACGTTCTTGGAAGCCCTGCATATACTCGTCCAGCAGTTCCTTTGCCAGTGCGCCGTTCTCGGTCAAGACACCCATATCATCTTTGTTGCCGATCTGGACGATCAACTCATGGAAGAGCTTTTCCTGCTTGCCTGTCCGCAGGTGCTCATAGTAGTCGTTGATACAGCGGTCCTTGCGCTTCTGCTTGGCGTTGTAGCGGTTCGCTGCCTCGTCAAAAAGTTCGTGGTACACCTTCTGAATCGGTTCATCCCGATACACAACATTCAGGCTGCTGCGCTCCGGGTCTACGTTTTCAGCGGTGAAACTTCTCCGGTTATGGCTGAGGGAGCCGGGACCCCGCATTGCGGAAATAGTTCTTTTCAATCGCACGTCCTTTCTCTGTGGAAGTAACTGGTGCCGGACACGGCATAGGCTTTGTTACTTTCGTCGAAAGTAACGCAAAAGCACTTTTGACAGACGTTCCGTCCATCAAAAGATGCCTTTGCGCCCTGCCGGGGGCCTCCGTCTGCGGACGGGGTTTCGCTGCACCTCGCCGCTGCCCGGTCCAACACCACCTTCCTGCGTGATTGCATTCACAGGAGCGTGACACGCTCCTGTCCTCTGCCAACAGAGGAACTCACCAGCGGAAGCTTTCTGGCACGCCTCGTCTGTCCAGATACTCCTGCCGAGCCTGCTCCCGCTGTTCCTCGGTGGGTGCTGTCTTGTACTGGGCATACAGCTCATGCCGCAGCATCGCATCCAGTTTTTGCTCCAAGCCCTGTTCAATAATCTCTTCGTACTCATTTTCGCCGCTCAAATGATAATGCAGCAAGGCGACGAAAAGTTCCTGCGAAATTTGCACATTTTTCATCATTATCACCATCCCGTGTCGGTTGTGTCGATTGTGACGGTATTTTACATAGTAGCAAAAATACCGTCACAACCGTCACGAATCGTCACGTCCCAGAATTTTCCAGCGTTAATTTGACCACCCTGCCCTCATGGGTGCGCCTGCTTTCGTACCGAATCCCATAGTCGTTGTAGAGCCTGTCGGCACTCACATTCAGCTTCCGGGTCAGGATGTTTGCCTGTATGCTCACACCCGGCAGACGTTCCAGCAGTTCCGTGGGCGCACCGCTCCACTCCGGCTGTTCCGGGGTGAGCATCTTTGCCACCGCTTCCAGAAGAGGGTCGGGCGGCAGCTTCCAAAGTTCCGTTTCGGCTCCTTGGAACTCCCACACGCAGCGTTTCCGGTCAAACCCCAATGTCAGCTCCTGATCCGGCTGGTCGCGTCCCACGATGTCCAGCAGGGCGGTGTTGTCCGTGCGCCGCTTCTTCTGCATGATGAATGCTCCATCCGCTGCACCCAACAGACCGTTGGTGCCGGAGATCATATCAAAGCTGTCCTCGGCTTCCATCTTCCGGGTGTGATGAACCACCAGCAGGCAGATGCCGTACCTGTCGCTGAAACTTTTCAGTTTGGTCACAATCTCGTAGTCGCTGGCGTAGCTGTATCGGTCACCGCCGATCTCCCGCACCTTCTGCAGGGTGTCGATGATGATGAGCCGTACATCCGGGTGCTCCCGGATGAATCCTTCCAACTGCTGGTCAAGTCCCTCGCTCATGGACTTGGCCTGCGTTGCGAAGTAGAGATTGCTGGTCTCCTCCACCCCGAACATCCGGGAGAGCCGCCGCTGCAGCCGGGCGTAATCATCCTCCAACGCCAGATAGAGGACGGTGCCCTGATGCACCTCGTACTCCCACAGCGGAAGCCCCATCGCCACATGGTAGGCAAGCTGCCCCATGAAGAAGGACTTGCCCACCTTGGGTGCTCCTACAAAGAGGTAGGTGCCGCTGTACAGCAGGTCGTTCACGATGGGCTTCCGGGGTGGATACACCGTGTCGTACAGTTCGGTCATTGATACCGTGTTCAGCCCGAAATTGTTTGACTTTTTCGCGGCTTGCAGATTGATTTGCTTGCCCGAATTTGTTATAATATTGGTGTTGATTTTTGAGGACGGCTGTACCGCATCTGCGCCAACAGATGCACCCGGTACGGTCGTTTTTCTATTGTCCGTCATTCGCATTCCTCCTTAAATCCGTTCAACGTCAGAGCCACCATTTGCAGGGTCTCCAGCAAGTCCGGTGGGACTTCTTCATCCACGGTCAGCCGCTGCAATTCCTGATAGATCAGCTTCATCTGGTCTCGCAGGGCTTTGTAGACCCTTGGGTTGCCTACCACGGTGATCTCCCGGTCGGTCAAGCGGCGGATGATATACTCCTGTTTGGTCAGGCCGGAGAGCTTTACCTTGGCTTCCAGAACCTCGTCCTCTTCCGGGGACATTCGGAAGGCTACCACCTTGTTCCGCCAGCGGCCTTGCTGGTCGAGTACTCGTTCCATCTTCATCCCTCCTTTCGCTCCATATCCAACTTCTGCGCCATCTCCTGCTGCTTTGAGGGGAAGAGGTGGGCGTACTTATAGGTGATGTCCACGCTCTCATGCCCTACCCGGTCTGCGATTGCCAGAGCCGAGAAGCCCATCTCGATCAGCAGCGATACATGGGAGTGCCGCAGGTCGTGGATTCGGATGCGCTTCACCCCGGCTTCCTTGGCTCCCCTGTCCATCTCGTGGTGCAGGTAGCTCTTGGTCACCTCAAAGATCCGCTGGTCTGGCTGAACTTTGTAGAGGGATTTCAGGTAATCCCTGATCTCGTCCGTCAGAAACTGCGGCATCTGGATGACACGGACGCTCTTGGGCGTTTTCGGGTCAGTGATCACATCCCGGCCTTTCAGCCTTTGATAGGATTTGGTGATGGAGAGCAGCCCCTTGTCCAAGTCGAAGTCTGCCGGAGTCAGAGCCAGCAGCTCGCCCTCCCGGATGCCACACCAGTAGAGGACCTCAAAAGCGTAATAGGATTGCGGCTTGTCCATCATGACCTCTGCAAATTTGAGGTACTCTTCCTTTGTCCAGAAAAGCATTTCCTTGTGCTTTTCCGACCCCATGCACCCGGCTGTGGCTGCTGCGTTTGATTTCAGCCCGTAGAACCGGACGGCGTGATTCAGAATGGCACTGAGTTGTCCATGCAGCGTCTTGAGGTAGGTCGGCGAGTAGGCCTTGCCGTTTTTGTCCCGGTAGTTCAGCATCTCGTTCTGCCATGCGATCACATCCCGTGGCTTGATCTCGCTGAGCCGCTTTTCTTTGAAATACGGTAAGATTTTCGTTCGGATGATATGCTCCTTGGTAAACCATGTGTTTTCCCGGAGTCGCTTCTTTTTGTCCGTGATATAAATTTCCACAAAGGCTTCAAATGTCATGGTCAGGTCTGCCGCCTGTTGAAGAAGGAACTCCCGCTCCCACGCCAGAGCATCCTTCTTGGTGGCAAATCCCCGTTTCAGCTTCTTCTGCTTCACACCTTGCCAGTTCTCGAAGTAGAAGGAAGCGTACCATGTGCCCTGCCTGTTGTCCTTGTAGGCTGGCATCCTATCACTCCTCCCCTGCCCCGTAGATCTTCTCCTGATAGTACCTCCTGCTTACCCGGCCTCCCACGGTCGTGTAGCCCTTGGCTCTCAGTTCCTCGTTCCACTGGGCGATCATTTTGTACGCTAGCCCCTGCGAGATGTCCAGCTCCTTTGCCAGCTCGTCTGCCTTGATAAAAATGCTGTTTGCCATTTTTTGTCCTTTCCTTGTCGGTTTCATTTCGGTGCCGCTTCATCCTCGCTGACTTCCGGCAGGCATATCCCCTTTGCGGTGCTGTGCCGTCCCCTTACGGAGCGCTCGCTTCCTTTCGGAAGGTCTTGGCGGTTTGGATCAGTTTGGCGGTTATTCAATTTTACTAAGCATTTTTGCTTATCTTTTGGTGTCCTCATTATACTAAACACATTCCGTTAAGTCAAGAGGTTTTCAGGTAAAATCTTAAACTTTTTTGTTTATTTTCTATTGCACCTCCTATTTTTCTGTGCTATACTAGGTTCAACAAATATGTTTAAGTCAGGAGGCAATCGCATGGCAGTCGGTGACCGCATCAAACGTGCCCGCAACCTCCGAGGTATGACCCAGAAAGAACTGGGCATTGCCATCGGGTTTGAGGAGAAAAGCGCAGACATCCGTATCGCACAATACGAAAGCAACACCCGCACTCCCAAGGAAGAGCTGCTCCGCAAGATTGCGGAGGTACTGGATGTGAACTACCGTTCCCTCTATGAGCCGACCCTGTACGCCGCAGAGGATGTGATGTACACCCTGTTCGAGCTGGACGAGCACTACCCCGGCACCCGGCTCTACGAGGTCACAGACACCACCGACCCGGATTTCCCGGAAAAGCACATGGCAGTCAGCTTCCGCTATCGCCTGCTGGATGAGTTCTTAAAGGAGTGGCAGCTCCGCAAGAAGCAGCTCCGGGAGGGCGAGATCACCAAGGAAGAGTATCTGGAATGGAAGCTCAACTGGCCTCAGACTGCCGACGGCTGCGGACGCTACGAGCCGAAGAAAAAGTGGCGTAAAGAATAAAAGACACAAAAATGCCCTCTGAAAAACTTACCGTTTCTCAGAGGGCATTCTCATGTCTCTCTTTATGAATAATCGCCTGATCGTATCAAAGCAGTATCACAGAGCCTTTCGGCTCTCAAAATATTGCATTGCATCAATACTTTTCAGGATTTGCAGATTATTCGAGCTCGATTCTGGAAAGCTGTTTTCTGGTTGTAACAGGTACAGCTTCCCAGTTTGGAGAAGTGTATTTTCCGCTCCGTCCATTGTGTGTTTTTGACTACAACGAAAATTGCTGTCAAAATGATGTCACGGCATCAAGCAGACCGCTTCGTGTCAAGCGCTTTGACTTCTTCAACGGACAGGCCCATCGCATCAGCAATTTCCTGATAAGACAATTTTCCAGCAGTGAGCAGCCTTTTCGCTGATTCAATCGCCTTAGCGTGTGCGCCTTTCAAAACTCCCTCACGGAGCGATTCTTCTCTCACTTCTTCAAAAGCTCTGCACATAGTTGCCACTCCCTTCGTATCTTCTTTGAAATAGCGTACCCGGTTTGCGAGTACAGAAAAACACATATCATTCGGATTTTTGCAGGAAAAATCGTGCATCAAGCGGCCCAACTGGGACTCGTCCTTGATTTGGGAGTTCACATAGATAATATGTGCTTCATCCCCGAAATCTTCCCCGGTCTCCCGGATGATGCGGTCAACATGGTAAATCGGCAGGTTCTTCTTCAGCACATCATGTTCGGTGATGAAGATAACATAGGTCTCATTCAGCGCGTTATACGCATCGCCTTTCTGAGTCAGGTTCGCATCCAACAGACTACTGTTGTACCTTGCCCGTTTGACACCAGCGCCGCGGTCGCTGCGCTGGACTTCAATGTTATAAGCACGGTTCGCTTCATCCACGGCAAGAATATCCAGCCGTACCGAACGGCCCTGCAAATTGTTCAGGTCGTGCTGGCCGTGAACTTCCTGTATCGTCAGATCATCACGGTCAAGAATGATTTTGAGCAGGAATTCGGCACATTCTTTGTCCTCAAAGACCTTGCTCATGAAATCATCATCCATAAGCCGCAGGTCACAAATGCGCCGCATATCCTCTTCATGCTTCCGCTCAAAGTCCAACTCCTGCGGCGTCTTATTCTCTCCCATCGGCTCACCTACTTTTATATAACACTTGAATGAATCATTTGTCACATAAAGAATACCACAAAACCGTACTTTTTTCAAGGTAGCACAAAATTCACCCCGGCGGACCATCAAATGCTCCATTCAACTGCCATATACATTATTATAATACATTTGTTTCATACAAATGTCACGCAACAGAAAAAAGGACGGCCCGAAAGCCGCCCTTTCCCTTATATACCGACTTTTGATTCCGTCGCGGGTTTCTCAAAGCCAGTACGATTCCTTACCCTTGGCTCAGGATTTGGAACACGTACAAGTATTTCGTCCGGTTCGCAATCCAGCGCTTCGCAGATGAGGTCCAAATGATTCAGATTCATCCTCTCCGCGATTTCGTTGTAATAATCACTGATTGTAGTCGGCCGAATGCCTGTGGCGCGTGCCAGATCTGCTTGCGTCCATTTCAGCTCGCCTAGCTTCTTGGACAGTAAAATTCTAATCATATACTCGCTCGCTCCTTACAATAAAAGATATTCTTTTCTTCTGGAAAAATCAGGGGATTGTTAGATTATCACGAATTTTGTGATTCTTTATTGCATAAAAGCAAAAAACACCCCCGTCACCTGTTTCGACTTTTCATCTGACAGGTGACGGGGGTGTTGTCATTTGTTCCGAGTATTCAGTTCAGCAAGCTGCCGCTGGTCTGATTCTCTGTACCGTTCTCCCACGCCTTCCAAATGGGAGAGACAGCGTTTCAGCTCTCCGTTCCAGTAAATCTGCCCAGTTTCCGTTTCCATCCGCTCAATGCCGGCACAAATGCAGGATAGCAGGTCGAATGTAGCCTTGCGGCTGTCCATCTGCAAAATATACCGTTCACGGCGTTGTTCATCTTCCTTTTCGCGCTTCTTGGCAGCACGGTCCGCTGCGCCCTTGATAAGAAGCTGATTCACGGCAAAGGAAATCGCGCCGCCCAAAACAGTTCCTAAGAACGCCAGCGCCGCCAAGAGCCACGCCGGAACGGTGACAGTAAACACTTCGGCTGTTCCTGCAAGCACCTGTATCCTCCTTTCAGTCGTCGGTGAGTGTCAGCAATTCAATCCATCTCGTGATGGGGAGACGGTCTAAGAGCCATTCCACGCACCGTTTAAGCATCCTTCAGCACCTCCAGCCCTGCCTTGGCTGCATTAAAGGTCACCTGCACCACTTTCTGAATCAGGCTGTCCGTGACCAGGAAACGCAAAGGAGCAGGAACCTTTGCGCGCAGCCACGACACGACAACCGCCAGACGTGCTTCGCCCAGCTTGGTGCCAACGAACTCTTTTTCGGCCTTGGTGATGGCCTCAATCGCCCATTCGGCCAGCAGGGCCTTGTATCCCAGACGAATCATGCAGGCCGCAACAACGACCAACGCCACAGCCATAATAGCAACCGTAATGATAGTAGCAGTATTCATACCTTATCCCCTTTCTCAAAGCAGCTTAGAAAGCGCCGCCTTTGTCTGCGTTCCAACGATGCCGTCCGCAGTCAGATTGTGCGCTGCTTGGAACGTCTTGACGGCCTTTTCAGTGTTTGCACCGAAGATGCCGTCTTGGTTGATGCCCAGTGCTCCTTGAAGCGCGGCATTGTATAGCCGCTGCGGATAACCACTGGTCGATTTCTTCAGATTTCCGGGGCCGAAGATTTCAGCCGCCCAGTTAGACGTATACGCTGCCGAACCGGGCATGTTGGGGATTCCTGCATAATGATACACCGACACATAGCCCGTCTTAATGTCATTGATGCGAATTTCCCAGTGCAGGTGGCTTCCAGTACTGTGACCCGTGCTCCCTTCAACACCAATCAAATCGCCCGGCTTCAGTTTTTGACCTGCAGCCACATTGATTTGCGACAAGTGCCCGAAATACATATAGTAGTTCGTGCGCCCTACCCTAAGCACAACGCGCTGGCCAAAACCTTTTTTGGGGAGCGTTGCGCACTCCCATCCAGCGCGAATGACCGTACCGTATACAGGAGAGTAAATGTGCTTGTCTCCGATGCCAACGAGATCATAGCCTTGGTGATATGTGCCATCTGACCTCAGATGCCTATATGCTTGCGATACTCTGAAAGTGTTCTTATACGGGGAAATCAAAATCAATCCACCTCCATTTCAAACAAAAAAGCCGCGCTGACCATCAGCACGGCTTCTCTCAACACTTTATAGCATCGTATTCGGCTTGCAGGATTGCTCTCTGCTCACCATAATTTTCCGGCTCTTCTCCTGTCTCAACTGAAATATCCTCCCAGCAATCCAGAAGATGAACCGCAGATGCCAATAGAGCTTCGAGCTTTTGTTCTCGGCTCAATCAAAGCACCTTCCCGTCAGGACTCTTTCGGGCGCGGACCGCAGATGCGGAGTGCCTGAGCTTTCGTCAGTTCGCCCTCATCCACTTTTTCCCATACGCCAACGGCGGTGATTTTCTTCATGCGATACATGGTGCGATAAAATTGCTCCTTGCCCATTACAGTTCGCCTCCCATAAACAGAGTTTCCAGCACGCTCACACGCTCTTCCAGAGAGGGCGCAGCTTCATCAGCGGTCGTCCATGCTTCTGCATAGACCCACCAATCATCAGCCGCCGCCGTGATGCTTTCCACGGTTTCCTCTGCATAATCGGAACCCAACTTGCAAAGAGCCGTGGTGCACTCCCACGAAGTACCGCCCTGCTCTCCTTCGGGAGCCTCGGTTCGCACCTCATGAGCGTCCTTACGCAGGTACAGCCAAGCCGTACCATCCGGCAGTTTTTCCAGCGTTACTGCCTGCGGATTATGGTCAAGGTTCTCGATAAAAATCATGCTACTATCCTCACTTTCTTCATTGCATTTCTTTGTGCCGTTACGCGGATTGCTACTTTTGCGGCCGTGAACAGCTTTTTCTGTTTTAGGGCTTCGCTGATTGCACGAGATTTTGTCCAGTCAAAATAGCCGTTATAGCTGACCAGCTTGTATGACCGCCAGACCGGCACATATCCATTTCGTGAAACATCAGCCTTGGCTCGAATGTACTGCCGCCGAGCCCTCAGAAAGATTCTGGGGCGTATCGTGGTGTAGGTACGGTGCATCACATAGCCAGCCATATCCAAGCCCGGACACCCTTTCGCCGCTCCAGTCATGTGTCGGCGCTGATGTTCTTCAGCCGCGCTTAGAAAATCCACCCGAACCCACTCGGTTTTTATGGTCAGCCCAAATTCAGCCAGCGCCCACTTAGTCAATTTCCGGGCCGCACTTTGTATATCGGCCCATCGTCGCCCAAGTAGAACAAGGTCGTCCATATAGCTACCGCTGCGGGTCACAAACGGCGTAGACGCTCCTCGGCGAGTCTTTGCATAGCTCAACACCTTTACCAGCATATAGCTGGCAACAAGGTTGAAAAGCCACGCTTCGAGGTATCCGCCAATGAGCAGTCCCTCGCCCGGTGCCATCGCCAGCAAGCAGTTGATGACCGCCAGCAACCATGTCGCACTCGGAATCTCACGCCGCAGAATATCCATCACGACAGCCTGTTTCGTATGGGCATACGCCCCCTGCACATCCAGCTTGACTGCGTGTTGAATCCCAAGACTTTTCCTGCGAAGCCAACGTTCAACCTGACGTTTTAGAGCAATCTGCCCCTTTCCGGGGATGCTGGCGAATTGATATGGAAGCAATTTTGCGCGAAGCAGCGGCCGCAGTCCAATCACCGCCAAATGCCCAAAGGCCTGGTGCATCGGGTGGCAGTTGGACAGCTCACGCCGTTTCATGCTGATTCCATCAATTCGATAAAATACGCTCACAGGTTCAAGGTCGAGGTCGTCCGTCTCGCCCTCCACAAGGTCTTCCACGCGTTGTTCCATTTCGAGAGCAATGCTGTTCACTGCTTCCAAACGCGGATTCCAGTCGTTTAACCGGGCGGCGCGCGATAATTCTGCACGGCTCACACCTCCATATTTCTCCACCGTAGCGAGGTAATCCCGGCGGAACCATTTTTTATCAAACGCTTCAAGGACAGCCTGCTCACACATTGCGTGCGTGAGCTGTAAGAACCTCTTTGTTTTCATATCCTTAAAGCCTCCAAACTTGCTGATGTTCAACGACTTTCGGTTGCCGTCCCCGGCCTTAAATCAGGCAGAACGGATTTCTACTACTCGCCGCCACGCAGTCCCAAAAACTGCGGCCACGCTCTCACCAATGCGTTCGTATCTCTCGAAACGCGCGGCTGCGTGGTGTCGGTATAACATGATCTTAGTGGTCAAGCCACAGGCGCAATGAAACGCTTATGCCCTTTTGAGGGCTATTTTATCATCAGCATGCCGGGGCACGCCGTTCCAGTTCGAGTTCGCCGGGGAATTGTTGCCATTCGCGCAAGGCAGGCCGCAGTTAGCACCGTCATTCAGGTTGCCACCGCGCCAAGGGGCGTACACGCCCGCCGAACCGGGCGAATGGAACGCAGCCCGTACATAGGTGGAGCCACTGCCATTGAACTTTTCATACATCATGGCTTCCGCGCCCAGCTTGCCCAGCTTGCGGATATAATGCCACGACCAAGTTGCCTTGTCGTTCAGGTCGAAGGAGCCGGTCTGGGCATAGTCCGAAGAAATAGAACCAACCTGCTTCTCACCGCTCTTGCAGGAGAACACATCGTAATGCCAATGGTCATCATCGACGAGGCTTGCTTTCCACAGAGGGTCCAGCTGCTCGACGTATGCGCCAATCTGCATCTCGATGCCCGCCACACGGTACGGATATTTGCCGTTTGTCAGATTGCCACAGCATCCATCACTGTGACCCGGGACTCCCTCAGTCGTGCCGGACTCCCACGGCATAGTAGAGACCAGCATTGTGGTTGTAGTGTCAATGGGAGCATTCAGCTCAAGGTTCAGAGCCACATACTCGGCATCGCTCACGGTCACATTGGTAATGCTGGAAATCTTGGCCCAGTTAAAGATATTGTGATTATAGTCCGCGTTGCGGTCTGTTCCCGTATTCTCGCCACGCTCACCCATACACACAGCAGAGCCCACGAGGAAATTTGCCCCCTGCGCTTTCGTCATGAGCACACGCTTTACTCCGGTCTCGGCCACCGCCGGGGTATACTGGTAATTGTAGGACGTGCAGCCCTCCAGCTTGCCGCTGTTGCTCAGCGTCCAATGGCGCAGCCGCCACTGGGCCAGAACATACTGCTGGTCGCAGTCAGTCCACAAGGCATCATAAGCGGTAATCTTACGAGCCAGAGGGATAGCTGCATTGGCGCTTGTCCACGGCATCGGGGGCAGTCCAGCACCGCTGGTCATTCCGCCCTTGGAATTTTTGCCGCCGTAGAATGCAGGATGCCATGTCAGCCAGCGGCGGCTCTTATCCGGGGCCACATCGCCAGCCATAGGCTCATAGCCACCACCAGAGAAGGTGCGCCAGCTGTTATAGAGGTAGGCTCCATCCTCCCACTCCTTCAGCATCAGAGACAGGGCGAAGCAGTAGACGGGTGCGGTTTCACCAGAAAGGTCAAAACCGGTTTCGCCCTCAACCGCCAGCACGTTCATGGTGCCATCTTCCAAAGACAGTGCATTGGCACGGATGTACCAGGTGAAAGGATCCTCTTCCGACCAGTCTGCGGTTTCCGGGCTGGTGTCAGTCAGCAGCGGCGCTGCTTCACGTCCATCTGCCAGATCATCCAGCGGGGTACCGGTGTAATCACCACTCACATCATCACTGTAGAAGCGAACAGTGTAGGTTTTGCTGCGAGCGCTCTCTGCGAGCATTTTCGCAAAGCGTTCCAGACGCTGATACTTTGTCACGCCATCACCGGCAGACAGCGGCCACCAGCTCCAGAAGATTTCTGTGGTATTTTTGCCATCCAGCAGACCGCGGAATGTTGCATCCACGAATTCCGCGCCGGCAGTGCCAGCAGCAATACCTGCCAAAATGTCATTTTGGCGTTTCATCTGAGCGACCAGTTCCAGACCGGTTTCATCGCTCATAGGATGATTGATAAGTTCCCATGTTGTGTCAGCCATTTCTTATACCCCCTTTTTTAGGTGCTTTTCTTGATGAAAAACGACAGTCGGCCACTCTCGTCCGGGCCAAGTGCATAGCTTGCAGAAGCAACGCTTGCCGCAGCCTGCTGGGCCGCAGCCGTCGTCTTGTTCAGCAGATCCTTCGATGTCTCAGCAGCGGCCTTGCTGGTCTCTGCGCTATCTTTTGCCGCATCCGCAACAGCTTTTGTCTGACTATACAGTTCATCCAATTTTGCTGCTGATTTCTTGCGGGCGATTGCGTAGGTCAAAATATCAATCATACGCCACCATCCTTACATCGGGTAGAACTTCCCGGTAGAATCGGCGATGTAGATATTGCCCGTGTGGATAACCAGCGCTTGCGCCCCCATCGGCGCGGAATTGATATTCTGCAGATCCGCTTCATCGTCACAGTAGTACACCGTAGCCGGCTGGGCTGCGGTGCCGTACTGCTGCATAACTTTGAACATAGAAACTCCTTTCCAGATTATAGCCATGTGACATCTGTATGTCTGATTTTTGTTAGAAAATCACGAAATCTGTGATTTCAGCTGCTTCTCCGGATAAAAAACGAGAATCGCCCATCGGCATCCGGCCCAAATGCAAAGTTGGTGGATGACGCAGAACCCGCCGCTTGATTTGCAATATCAAGCGTCCTATTCATGTAGTTCAACGTGTTTCCCTCAGCAGCTCGTGCCTCTGCCGCGCTGTCTCTCGACGCACGTTCATTTGCCGACGCCGATGAAGCACATTCGGCGGAAATTTTCTCAGACTTATTGGCCGCGATCCTACTGGCTTCAGCAGAGGAAGCGCTATTTGCTGCCGCCTGTTCTGAAGCACTGGTGTTTGCCACAAGCCGCTTGATTTCGTCAACGCTTTTCAGCAAAGCGTCTGCCACATCCTCGCGCAAAGCATACATGAGCCGCCACTGGTCCGCTCCATCCAGAGCATACACAGCCGCCATCTCAATGCAGTATGCAATGCTCGTCGGACGGGCAAGCTTCTTCACCTTGTACGATGCACCCGTCGATTGGCTTGTAGGCAGGTCCGCGATGTCAGACATCTTATCCACATAAAATTGATACCAAGCATCAGTTTCTGTTTCCAGCTTGGTATCGGCAATGAGGATTGCCATTGCACTCCCTCCTTTCAGCTAATCCCGATTTCATCAGCAAACTTCATAAGCGCCGCCGTCTCAATGTGCATCAATTCCGCCCATTTCTTGGCGGGCAGAATCTTCAGCCCATCTTCGGCCGGAAGTCTCACCTCAATAGGGAGACAGTCTCCGATTTCCAGATAACGGCGATTGTGATAGTAGCAGCTTGCCAGAACGCGCGCTTTGTGCGCCCAACAAATGGCTGTGGAGCGTTCATCGGCCGTACCGAATAATTCATAGTTAAGGCCGCTGCACCAGCCACAGCCAGCCGATACAGGGCATTCTAAGCACTCCTGCGGAGATTGGGATGTACGCGTGATGGCGTCCAGTTCTGCTTTTGCCTGACGCTGAGCTTCCGTGGTATACAGACCATCATAGACACTGCCGAAGCGGACTTTCTGCGATTTTTCCTCGCCAATGGAAATCGGGGCATATCGAATGCAGGGATAAGCAGACCCGTCCGGCGCAAAGCTCAACATCGCACCGGTGCCGCCGCAGAAATTAGTGTCATCCTTGGCCTGTCCGCCCAAAAGGTCGTCCAGCATCGTAATCGTGACATCCATTCGTCGGGAAATAATGTAGTCAGAGACTGTCTGCATCTGCTCATACAGTGCACGGCCATCTTCGGGAGTGTAAGTGGGTTCATAAGCGTAGTTGCAGGCGATTTCCACGCATCCCTCATCCAGCATCATTTTGATGCTGTCGGCAATGTACTGAAAAGATCCCGGAACAAAGGTCATCTTGGACGTAAGCCACCCAAAATCCTTTTTTCCTGCCTGAAATGCTTTCCATGCCAGCGAAAAGCTGCCAACCCCATGCTCGTCCACTCTATACTTGTCATGCAGCTCTTGAACGCCGTCAATGCTGACAGTCACAGACATCATCTCATGGTATTTTGCGAACAGGTGCTGCGCCGCCGGAGAAAACCACAACTTGCCATTCGTCGCAAAGCTGATTCTCGTGAACGGTGCAAGCGGAATCTCGCGGCGGTAGCACTCCGAGAACCAGTAATCACAGATTCGCTCAATCAACTTGGCTTCAAGTAACGGCTCTCCACCAATGAAATCCAGCACAACAGCCTGCGTATTCTGGTTCACGAAATCGGACTCGTTTTTCTCGTACAGGTCAAGGATATAATCCACAATCTTTCGCCCGGTCTCGATGCTCATTCTCTCAACGCTCTTGTGGTGCTCATAGCAGTATGAGCATCTGAGATTACACCCGCTTGTCACCTGAAACGTAATGTTCCGGCAACAGACGCGGTTCTCAGCCGCAGTATCGCGTGCGTACAGCCTTTGGACCATGTTTCCATAATCCTCAATTCGCCGTTGCTTCAAGGAGAACGACCTCCTCTCGAACAAAATCAAACCTGTACTGCACACCCGCCGACGTCTGCGGGTCAAGATGCCGGGAAAGCACCATTTCCTGCGCCATCTTCAACTTCATTTGAGCCGCACGGCACAGTTCTGCATAATGGTGGATCACCTTTGCAGTTTCCGAATTCGCATCTGCGTTAAGCTGACGGCACAGAACCGCCATCAACGCTTCAAAAGAGCTTGCTTCATAGTAAGCTCGCTCCACTGCTTCGCTTTCCGCCGTGGTCAATTTAATGGCTTTCATATTCTTCTCCTTAGCAGGCATCCATCTTCGGGAGGCGGTCTGCGATCTGACGGTAACGGTCACGAATCTTGTTCATGGTTTTCATGGCGTCAATCAGTTCCCGGAGATTGCCGTTGAAGTCTAGCCGCAGATACTCAGTAAGCACCTGCAAAAGATACCACATCGAAAAAATGTCGGCATCCTCAGTGCAGTTATAGCTTGCCGCGCCTTGAATCGTTTCTGCGCATTTCAGATTTTTTGTCACCGGGTTGCCAGAAAAATTGAATGTGCGCGCCGCCAGCCCGATGGACAGAAGATTCTTCCGTTCATCGGGCGCTTCAACCCCGCACGCCTCCAGCGCAGACAGAACCACCGTAGAGCAGTAAACCACCCAATCATCAAAGTCCGTTGCGTCCAGCGCACAGAGGGTACCCGTGTAACCAAGACACCACAACAACTTGTCCTCATTATTCGGCGTTGCCGCAAGCAGGACGCTCCAATCGTCTGCTTCAATGTTCTCTTTTGCGAGCAGCTTCAGAAGCGGAAGATTCCTGAGATAGGATTCTTCCGTTCCTGCATCTGCATTCTGTGCAAAATGAAGCGTTGTCTCCATTTGGATTTCTCCTTTCATCACGATTTGCTCCACAGGAAGCCAGAGCAGCCACTACAACCACCTTTGCAGGATCCGGAGCAGTCATCTGCGCACGTTGAACTGCACCCCGTGCAAAAGACGTCACAGCCGCTTCTGCATTGAGAGCCACAGCCTCCAGAACAGCCGCCGGAGCAATGGTTAGAGCAGTCACTTCCGCAGTTGAATGCACAACCAAGGTTCACACAGCTGCCGGAGCAGTCATTCGCACACGTCGAACTGCATTGCTGGATACATTTACTTGAGCAATTATCAGAACAGCTGCTTCCACAGCCGCCCTCACAAGTCGAAGAGCACCCATCACACGAACCAGAGCAGCCGCCCGAACATCCGCCGGAGCAGGAACCAGAACAGTTATTTGCGCAATTCTTCGTGCAAGTTGTGTTACAGCCTCCGGTGCAACTTCCAGTGCAACTTCCAGTGCAGCTTCCCGTACAGGACCCCGCGCAAGTGCCGGCGCAATCATTCGCACACGCCTTTGTGCACGTTCCCGTACACGAACCCGTGCAGGACCCCGTACAGGACCCCGTGCAAGTGCTGGAGCAGTTATTTGCACACGCTCTAGTGCAGGTTCCCGTGCAGGATCCCGTGCACGTTCCCTGGCAGCTCCCCTTGCATCCGCCAGCGCAATCATTGGCGCACGATGCCACGCAAGACCCTGTGCAACTCCCCGTGCAGGAGCCTGTACAGCTCGTGCAAGCCGTATTGCATCCCGTAGAACACAGGCCAGAGCAGCGACCAGCACACCCGCTTGATGCAGCGGTTTCCGGAATCGCACTCAGCTCACTCAACACCGCCGCCGCCTGACTCAGTTTGCTCGCTGTGATCTGCGCCCCATTTCCGGTCGTGGTCGATGTTCCTTTGATCGCATCCAGCGGCTTTGTAATTTTTTGGATATGTTCGTTTTTGATGTACGCTCCAGCCGTCGGTTGCGTCGAGAAGTCGTATGCAGAGCCGTTATAACTCGCCATACTTCCAACGCTCTGCCCTCGTGCTGTTCCCTCTGTTTTTCCGCGTCTCCCTACCTCGGCCTTGAGCAAGGCTTTGATTTCCGCATAGTCCGAGGGGTAGACTTTTTGCCCCCAGTTAGCCATTAAGCACCTCTCACTCTGACTTTGAGCCGCCGTTGTTCGGTCAAATCGTCACCCTCGACCGCATAACCAACCACTTTGCACGGGTCAACATATTCGCACGGTTTCGCCGCACGACCAACACCCGGAATATGGGAAAGTACAATGCAGTCTCCCGTGTTCACCGGGCCAATAACCTTTGTGTGGACACGTCCGGCAAGCGAAACCGGGATAAAAAGGGGAAGATTCTTTTCCAAGAAATCCTCCCCATCATTGACCTGCTCTCCGCCGATCAGCATCCCGTATTCGTCCGAATGGATTCCGGCAATGCGGCTCGAAAGATTTGTGGCTTTGACATATTTTTCTTGCTGGCTGTTAGTATCCAGTGCAATAATGTCACCCGGCTCAGTATCCTCGCCGCGGGGCATCAGCTCCGCGTAGTCGTTGTAGACCGCTTCAAACACTCGTTTCGCATGAATGTCCTCACTCGCAGTCATCGACCTAAAATGCGCATCTCCCGCAGAGCCGACGTAGTGCGTCGTACCATTTGCAAAATAGACCGTTCCCGTAAAGGTGCCGCCTGTGTTCCGCATGGCTCCAAGAGCGCGACACGCATCAGCAGAGGTTCCCGCGCCAGTGCCACCACGTTCGATCGGCAAATTTCCGCTTATAATGTCTCTTGCTGCATGACTGTGCTTACCCGCAGCGAATTCGTCCGCATGCTTTCCATCCAGCATATCCGCGTTGCACCCAGACATAAGCCCATACTTGGAAAGCAGGGCTACAATCTGTTTCGCCGTAAAGCTCTCTTTCGGCAATGCTGCATTTGCTGTGTTCTTGACCGCTGAAACATCCGAAATGTTCTGATTCGTGAGCACAGACAGAACATAAAACACCATGTTAAACTGTTGGCTTGTTGGTTTGCCGTTCAAACCGCCAACGATCGCGGCCCATCCATTGCGCCAATCGTCAATCGAAATTTCCTGCCGAACGCCATCAGCCGAGAACGCCACCTTGGAATAGTCGGTCAGTTCTGCCCCCGAACGCGCATCCGCCATAGAATCACCCCCCTGTTAATTGATGGACTGTGCAAACATTCCCTCGCCAAATCCTGCAACTCGCGGATTGAGATCCACAAAGCCAAACGTCTCTGCATCCTCCGTTGAGCAGTTGATTCTGACTCTTACGCCCGCCGGATGAACCACCAAGTCGTGCGTTCCCAAAATGGACAGAACCAAATCCGAGAACGGCGCGGAAATCGAAAGGTAAATGGTCGCAGGCACATCGCGACGCTCACTGTATACAACTTCTGTCGCTCCAAAGATAATTTTGGTTGCTTCGATAATCTCGTTCGGGGTACAGCGGCACGAATTGACGTAAGCCTTGTACTTCAAGCAGACGCGATAAATATCATCGTTGTCTGCCAGTTCACGGCTTCCAATCATCGCCCCAGCCTGCTGACGAGTAAGGCATACCAGCTGGCCAATTCGGTTGAGCAAAATGCCGTTGCATTTGTCGATGTTGTTAATCCACTCGAATCCGCCCAGTGCGAGCATCAAATGTTCGTACTCAGGCGCAAAGGCCCAAACGATGCCGTCCAGCACAGACATTTTCTCTACTCTAAGCGGCTTTTCGCTCAGTGCTTCAAATGCCATCGTTTTACCCCCTGTTCGCTGTTCTTTGCAGAATCCATTTTCCCTCAGAATTCTTTCTGTAAATGGTCAACGGACTAATCACTCTCGCCGTACTGCCCATCACGCAGTTGTCAGGAAGATTTTTCAAGTCCTCCAGCGTGTCGCACACATAATCTCCCAAACAGCTTTCCTCATACGATTCAAGCTGAAATTGCGTCGGGAGCTTAGCGTACATCTCCTTATACGCCGAAATCATGCTTTCACCACCCGAATTCCGTTCATCGTGACAACTGGCTGCTGGTTGATGCTGACCGGAACGACGCCCGTAAGCATAGCACTGTCTGCCACGCCCTCAATGTCCGGCTTTTCGGAAAGAACGCCCCGAATCTCGATATAATCGACTCCAGACACATTCTCCATGATAGGCCGGATGAACTTCTGCAGCCTAACCGATGTTCCCGCCGAAAGAATTTCTTCCATCAGCAGAGATTTGATTCTCGCTTCAAAGTCATCATCCAGACCACCAGCGCTCGTAACTTTGACCGACAGCAGCAAATAGACATCGTTGACGCGGGTAAACTCAACATACTGGCGCGTTCCGTTTATGTCGGTGGCATAAGCGTAATGGCTTCCATACGCCCTAATTCCACCGGATTTGTTTTCCCAGATGATGCCCGCAACATCTTCATCCGAGCCACCTTGCACAACAATTTCGATACAGTGCGGCGGACGACCCGCCGCATCCTTTTCATCATTGTCGTTTTGATAGCCCGAAGCAAACGTCACGCCCTCTACATCGCTGTAAAGCAACGACACAATGGCATTGACTGTTCCTGTACCGCGGCTTGCCACGCGGTTGGTATAGCTGGTGCGAGCCTCAGAGTCTTTCTGGGTCAACCTGCCCTTTATGGGCGGGATCTCATTTATGCAGGAATCCCAACCGTCAACAGAAGTCACAATTTGGTTAATGGTTTTATCTGCCTGCACATAGCTTCCGTATTCGACGCTCTCGAAAAGGATATTGCTGGTCACGTCAACAACCGTAATGTACCTGCAAAGAGACGCAGAAAAGCTGTCAGCCGCACCAGAAGCCGACAGCACAATCGTGTGGTTTCCCTGTTCATCCGTGGAATCTTCGACCTTGATTCCAAACTTCGTGAGCGCATCGAATTTCTGAAGCTCTGCCAGGATTTTTGTGTAAGCATCACTGTACGAACTCACCGAAAGCTGTTTTGTGATGCTGGCCGACTCGGAATAGCTTCCCACTTCACCCGAAGTCGCATTTCTGGACACGCCAAATTCAAACGTAATCGTTCCGCTCACGCTTTCGATTGGCCGAATGCCGATTCTTCTCCAGTTTGCACTGGAAATCGTGGACACTCCTTTTGCCTGAAACTGGCGCTGTGGATATGTACTCGACTGCACCAAAGCGCCCGCCGGAATCACCGTACCCTCACGCCCGGTACAGGACAGCGTATATTTTGTGCGCGCCTGCCCGATGCGGTTGACGCCGCCAATCTGCATGGCGTTGTCCAGTGCGATTCCCTCGGCGGTATTCGGGAAGAGCTGCTGATAGCTGGCCGCAAATGCTTCCCACAATTCTGCCGGGGCATCGGCAAAAATCGTAAAAAGCACATTCATAAGGCTCTGCGGATTCTCGGACGGGTTTACACCGATTTCATCCTCAAATCTTTTGCAGGAGTCATTATAGATTTCGTCCAGCCGCCGCATCGAAAAGCCATCAGCTGTTATTCCATACTCCATGAGAAAGCTCCACCTCACTTTCCACCTCTCCCTCTGTCGTTTTTGCGGTAAACTTCGCAGAGAGAGTTCGTTTTTTCTTGTCCATTGCAAGATTTATCGAACCAACGCTTGTAACACCAGACACGCTTAAAATCTGGTCACGCAGCGTTTTTTCGATAAGTGCTTGGTTTGGCGTCTTGACTAAAATCGACTCAAAATAAGGCACACCCATTTCAGGATTAAAGACCCACTCGCCTTTAATCCACCTCAACTTGATTTGAATGCCCTGCCGAACCGAGTCGATGATTGTAAAATCTCCGCTCTCGTTTATCAGCAGGTCTCCGCTTTTGGAAAGCGCAAGGTCTTTCAAAGCCATTACACAGGTCCTCCAGTCGGTCCATGCACACCGACGTGCGTGTGCGTATTCATCACAATTCCGCCGAGCGTTAATGTACCGGAAATCGTCACGTTTCCCGTCACCGAGATATTGCCATTCACCTTGGTATTCCCCTTGATGTTCAAATTCGGAGACGTCACATCAACACTCGAAGATGATGCCGTAACAGTCGTGCTGCCTTTTTCCATTTTTATGGAATCAGATGTCACCGTAATTTTGGTATCATCCTTTTTGATTTCGATTTTGTCTTTCGTGACCGTGATAGTGGAGCTGGGTGCAAACATTATGGCCGCTTCTTCGCTCCCGGCCTTTTTCACCTGCTCACCCGGCGACTGGTAAAGGCCCGGAAGCAAAGCCGCATTCGAGAGATCCCATTTGAGGTCTGTTCCTGAGCCGCCCTCGTTGAAGAGAGCAAGGCACCCGTCATCCGACTTCACTGGAAAGGCAAAGCCGACCGTTCCACCTGCTCCACAGGGCATCAGAATGATGGCGCCTGATATTTCCGGGTAAGGAACTTCTCGGCCATCATCCGTTGTCACCTTGAGGTTAGGGGTGAGCTTCGCAGTATGGTTATTCTCTACCTTTCCAACCTTGGAGGGTGCAGAGGTATGAATCGAATCTTCCATCAGCCGCCCAACAAGGGAAGATACTGCATCAAGAAAATCCTGTTTCACGTCACTTCACCTCCACAAACAGCGCTACACATTTCCAGTCGTCGCCCTCTGTGTCGCCAGTAAATTTGATTTTGGACGCCCGATAATTGCCCTTGTACGGCTTCGAGTCAACTTTCACATAATCGTCCACTTGGATATGACCATTAAGTGCATAGGTGACTTCGATGCCCTTTTTCGCCTTACGCTTGGAAGCATTACTGCTCTTTTTATCGCTCGTCGATGCAGACTCAAAGACGGGTTTCGGAGAGCCAATGAGGCCCGTGCTTGCGGACAGCACATAAGCGGCCATCGTTATCGGCTCGTCCAATGCGCAGATTTGGACAATTCCGTTTTGCAAGCTCCAGCGCATTTTGCTGCGGTTGCAAACCCTTTCAATCAAGGTCTTTCCTGCCCCTACAAACGCAAAATTCGTGAAGTCTATCAACTTAGCGGACTTTGAGAATTTAACCTCACAGCCCATAATCTGCGCCGCGTCACGCACGATTTTATCTCCCGAAACCGTACCGGAATAGCTGAGGCTTACCGTGTTGTCTCGGCACGATGTAAAGCTGTCCACAAACTCTATTGTGGTTTGCTGATCGGCGCCGCTCTGCTCAGTTTCAAAGTACGTCAGCGTTCCGCCCATTATCGTGGGCAGGTCGTCCTTGTACCCTGCACTCAGCTCAATCAAGCAGTCCTCTTGTTCCAGTAGGCGCAGGGTCTCATCTGCCAAATTCCACAGCGTAATTTTTCCGGTGTTGGAGCTTGAGCTGTCACCAACTTCGCAGGAGAATTGACACCGAAGCGCCCTGCCTGTTGACTCATTCGGCTTGCCGAGTTCTCGGCCCATGGAATTGTTCTTTCCGATTCGTACTCTGTACTGACGGTCAAAGTTTTCCATTACTGCACCCCCATCTGTTCAGCCGGCAGATAGTATAGGTGAGCCACCGCATCAACAAAATCCTGCCTCCCGATGCGTTCCTTGTCCGTTTGAACGCCAAGGATTCCCGGCGGGCCGTTCGAGTTGAGATAGTAGAAGTTCCAGATCGTCCCCGGCACGAGCTTTGCCATTCCGATTTTCATCTGCATATCTGCATCGTAGGTACTCAGCATCCAAAACTCTCCGTAAGCATTCCATGTAACCCGGAGGTAGTAGTATGTGCCGTCAAGGTTTACGCGCATTACCGAATCATTGCGGTCCGGAACAGAAATCTCGTAGTATTCCATTTGCACACCTCACTTGAAAAGGCCAATGGCTTTTGCACCAGAACACAAAATGCTAGATTTTGTGGCTTTTTCGTCTTTCTGTGTACCAGATGTAGACGATGAGCTTTTCTGTCCAGCGCCCGTGTTTTTCTTAGATGTTCCTCCGCGAATGTACTTCACGCTGATATTTGCCATATCGGTGGAGTTGATAGACGCTTGCTTCAGCTTGATGGTCAACCGGGTACTACTGCCGTCCTCAACCGTTCGAGGGGCCGTAATACTCGTGATGCACATATTCTCGTAGCTGTCGCCAGCCGCGGTAAACTGCACCGGAGTCTTTTTCAGCCACAGTTGACGAAGTTCCTCAACCATCGTCTCGACGCGGCTTGACGATGCCGCATGTTGTTCAGCCCATGTGACAGGAGTATTGGTGATGATAGCTTCTATTTCCAGTTCACGGGGTTTTAGGCAGATGTTATCCGTGATGGAGTATCCTTCCTCTGTTGCATACTCCGGCACATCACTGGTCATCGTTTCCGACCTCTTGATGATTGCATCGAACTCAAATCCACCGAGGGATGCAGGTTGCTTTGCCAGCACAACGCATCACCTCCCATAATTCAACGCTCTTGCCAATTCATCCGTGGACTGCGTTTCCTGCGAACGCACCGTAGTGCTCAGACGGTCAGCAGCAGCTCTTTCCGTGACTTGGAATGTGTACTGCTGCTTATTTTCCTGCTTCACGTTGATTGACTTATTGTTGGTGATCTGGGATATAGGCTTCTGCGCCGCCGTTCTGGTAGACACTGGACGGCCCCCAGAAATAAAGGCATTCGTGGCTTTCCGATTCGCTTCCGTGCTCGTGCTTTTGGCAGAAGAACTTGTCGCGCGGCTCTTCCCGGCCGAATTCTCTCCCATAGAGGATTTTTCTATGTTGTTGGAGACTCCGCCATCGGCGGCTTTTCTTCCCGCTCCACCACTGGTTGTCCCACCAGAGCCTTTCGGCTTTTCAGATTGATTGTCGTCCACTTCATCATCAGAATCGGCACCGTTAAAGAATTCTTTAACGCCGTTCCAGAGATTTCTCGCCCACTGAATTTTGTCTCCAAACCAGCTAAAGAATCCTTTCAGCAGATTCCATGCACTGTTCATGGAATCCACCAACGGATCCCACAGCTCACCAAAAACCGCTCGTCCAATGCCGTTCAAAACATCGAGAAAATCTTGCCACAGCTCTTTGCAACCTTGAAGAAACTGTGTCCAATCTCCTGTCTGAAATCCAGTGATAAGACCGCCCAGAAGGTCGAACAAGTGGCCGCCCAAAGTAGCAATGTCCGCTGTCAGGTCAACGCATCCCTGCCACAGCCATTGCAGAACTGCAAGCACGCTATCGCCATGCTCACTCCAGAATTGCTTCAGGTCGTCAAGGGCATTTTTGCCGAATTGTTTTGCATCCGAGAAAAAATCCGAGATTTTTTCTCGGAGTGCATCGACATCCACGCCAGCATCGCTTAAGAGCCGCCCAAAGACGCTATCTCCGCCCTGCAAGAACGTGAACACATCTTCAAGCACCAAGAACAGCAGAAGCCATTTTGCGGCCGCAAGCGCCGTTTGGATATTGAATCCTTTCAGCAGCTTTACGGCCCCGCTAAGAAACGACAGTATCTTGTTCCCGTTTGTTGCGAGGAAGAGTGCCGTCGCCGCCAGCGCAATTAGTTTCAGTAGTTGCTCCACGCCGCCCAACTTGTCCGCAACGCTCTTGAGCCACGATGTAAATTTCTGCGCTTTCCCTATCAGAAAATCGCTTCCATCTCGAATCGCTTTTCCAATGCGAGTGGTAATGCCGAACGTATCGTCCAAATTCGCAATCAGCAGACCCCACTCATTCCGAACATACTTGAGCGCATCCGTAATGCCAAAGCCCAGTTCATCAAAATTCTTCTGAATCTCACTTTCAGATGCGAAGAAAGCATCTTTCAGCTGCTTGGCCGAAAGTTTTCCGCTTTCCGCCAGCTTTTGAAGCTGGGCCTCCGATACTCCCACTGCGGAAGAGATGGCTTTGACGACCTCCGGGGCCTTTGACTTCAAATTCGCAAAGCCAGTTTTGTCCAGCTTTCCAGAGGACATGGCTTTGGTCAAGACGTCCATAGTGCTGTCTATGTTCGCTTCCCGGCCAGCCCCCTTTTCGAGCTTTTCAACCAGCGAGACAAATTTCACAGCATCGTCCACAGGGAAAAGTTTGCCGTTCTGCTGGATTAACTTTGTAACGCTTCCAGCCATTGCGCCGTACTCTTCCCGGCAATCTTGTGCACCTTTCAGGATTTTCTGCTGAATTTCCGACTGGTCACCCAACTCGCGGGTTGCGCCGCGAATTGCATCGTTGATGCCGCCAAATTCTTCTGCTAAGCTGCTCAGCTGAGTAAAAGAGAAGCCAATACCGATGACGCCCAGAGCTTTAGTTGCAAAGCTCTTCACTTCACTAATGGCGCTTTTGGCTTCGTTGATGGAGCTTTTATCAACTTTGAATAGAATCTGGTTTACAAACTTTCCGATGACCGTCTCTCTTGCCGCTGGCACTTACGAATCACCCCCTCTCTCTTTTTGGCTCCTACTGTACTCAATGTCGCGTTGCATCATAATCAGGTCATACAGCTTCAGCATCTCGTCCAGATTGTAAACATAGGTCAGCTCATACATGGACGCAACCCGTTCACGAATTAGGGTATACATTACCCATTCGAGGTCTGTAACTCGTTCGTTGTCGAATTCTCCGTATTCTTCGAGCGATCCCCCCGGCGCACTTTGATAAGGCCTCCAAAGAGGGTGCTCGCATCTTTGAAAAAACCGCTGAAATTCAGTTTGATAATCTCAGCACAAAGCGAGAACATTCCCGCGAGATACTGGCAGAAAATCTCATCGAACTCATCCTCAGTGACAGGCTGATAAGACCCTCTGTCCGGGTCTCGATAGCTCACATTGCTGTGCTCCAGGATAAGCTCAGAAACCAGTTTAGAAAGAGCTTTTCCGTTGATGCGGCCCAGCGCTTTCGTCAAAGATTCCGTGTCCAAATCCACGCCGTCGAACATTTCCATTTCAACGGCATCTTTATCATCGCTTGCCACGGCCACAGAGCCGAGGATGGGCAGGAGGATGGATGCCACATCACCAAAAATGTAAAGGGCATCTTTAGCTCCAAACGGGCGAATTTTGAACTGATATTCGCCAATGGAGACATCTCGCATCTCCATCCGTTTCATTTTCATGTTACATCATCCTTTCCTTATTCCGGGGCAAACTCGCCAACGCACCGGATGGTCCACTCCTGATCGCCGCCCTTTGCGCCGTACACGATGGGCGCGGGCTTGGACACCCATGCCTTAGATGCCGTAAACTGGGGGTTATCTCCCAAATCACGAATCATCAGCGGGAAGAAGTAGCCGCCGGTGGACTGCTTTTGCAGCTTGTAGTACTTGCGCAGTACTGCGTTTGTCTTGGAGCCGTACTTGAAGTTCATCTTAACTTCATAACGGGGGTCGTCGGAATTGGAGACTACGACCTCGCCGTCTGCACCTGCCTCATCGGTGATGCCGTCGCCCTGCTCCGTAATGGTAATGCAGTTATCAGCCGCAAAGCCGCTCGGCATATGGGAACCGATTGCACAGATGACATTCTTAAAAGAATAAACGTGAACATCGCCACGAGCCATTTAGCACATCTCCTTTCGCTTAATAATTCAGCGTGCCGCCGATTTCTACTGCAATCAGCGCACCCGCCAGCCGTGCCGTCCATTTTACTTTCGGCAACACACGGGTCTTGCGTGTTGCCGCATCCAGCTCTGCGGCCTTCGGCACGGTAATGGTATAGGACGGAGTGACCGTTCCGGTTTTTTCGTCGCTGGAGGGCCGTGCAATGCCGCCAGCTTCCACGCCTGCATCCAGTGCCGCAGTTACAGCATTCTGAACCAGACCGATGCCGGGATCTGTGTAAGGAACCTTGGGCAGAGACAGCAGCAGGTTGATAACATTCTGCTGAATCTGAGTCTTGAGCCAGTCACGGAAGCGAATCGTATCAATCCACTCGCCTGCAGATACCTTGCCGCCCTGCACCATTGCCTGACTGCCGATAGTGGTGTAGTACGAGACGTTGCGGCTTTCCAAGCTGGAAATGTCCGTGGTGGACAGGCTCTGCGCCTCGACCGTGCTGAGGGACTTATATGCCCACAGTTCGCTACCCGGCTCATACGACAAGAACTTGGCCGCATATGCCGCATTCACGCAGTCGTTTTCCTTCGTTGCATGAATAACGGCCGTTCGGAACATCGCATCGGAAACGGGCGATGCAGAAATGCCCGTAGTCTCGCAGACGCAGAGCTTCTCGTTGGATTCTGTCCAGTCCGCAATGCTCTGGTAAAAGTCCTCCTTGATGCCCGCCGGGCAGATGCAGTACCACCCCGGCACCGCCTTTGCACGGTCAAGGGTGACGTCCACCTTTTCCGTCGAACCAGAGGTGGTTTTCTGAACGGCCACCATCACCATGCTGGGCTTGGGCGACTGCGAAAAGACCTTAGAGGCGGAGATATAAACCGGGTCGTCCGTCGAGAAGCCGGCACTCTTCAGATCCTGCGTACCGGTATAACCAGCAACATCGGGAGTCATATGACCGCCGGGAGTTTTCGGCAGGGGGCCGATGATAAGGATGGTGTCATAGCCGCCGTCGATTGCCATTGCTTCCGAAATGGCAATATCGACCTTGATGATTTGGTCAATGGTCATGCTCTCACTCCTTTATTCCTTGATTTGTGGTTCAATTTCAACTTCTGTGAAATATCCAGCCTGCATATCTGCAAGCTTTTTCGATGCCGCACTATCGTGGTCTGCGATGTATTCACCGTCCTGCGGATGCAGTGCTGCATACTCCTTCGTGTTTTGAACGAAGTCCACAGAAAAAGAACAGCGCGCCCGTTCCACACCGGACACGCTGTTGTAGATTTGCTCTGGGGTTCCTGTGGCCGTTACCGAAATGTTCAGCAGGCGCATTTTGTCCTCTGCGTAGGGGCTTTGAAAAAAGCGGATGCTCTGGGCAAGGTCGTCAACAACTGTTGACGGCAGGGCCTTTTTTACTCCGTTGCCATGAACCACCTTGCTCTGCGCAACCAGCTCCGCAGAGAACGGCATGGTCATATACCATGTCTGCTGCAAAATTCCATCATCAACGTACTCGTCAATTTGAGAACTGTCGGCAGCATCAAAGTCAAGCACGACGTAAGGCGCAGGCGGGCGGGCCGCATTGCCGGGGTAGGAGTAAATGACCGTGCAGGCAGGGTAAATCTCCATGAAAAACTTCCGAATCTCGGCCCTGCACTCAGCTTCCGTCATCGTCTCTCTTCCCCCTTTCATTCTCGCCATCGACTGCTTCAAACTCCGAAATCCAGTGTGACAGGATGGTGTTTCCCCAGTAAACCGACGACTTGCAGACGTACCACTTTCCCATGTAGAACAGGCGGTCACCGTCTGTCTGGTCGTCAGACTCCGCCGGGTGAAGCTCCATATCGCTGTACACCGTCAGCGTTCCCGTGGTTGTCTGGCCAGCCGGGTCATTTTGGTTTCGTCTGGTCTTGGCTTGAACATCCAGCATAAGCTGCGCATCCTCATACCCGGCAGACGCCACGCCATCTTCCCAGCTGGTTCTTCCGTACCGCCGCACTTTATAAGGCTGTTTGAAAATGTTCATTTTTCCCCTTTCACGAGGCGGAATTCACACTGCTGTCTCATGGTTCCAGTATCAATCAAAGGCTGTGTAGAGCCTTTTCCGCCAATATGAACCGGGACAGGGCCATTTTTGCCGTACTCGTTTACCATCCAGCCACCCTCAACCGTAATCGGCGCATTAGGCGCCCAATCTTCGTCTCTGATAGCGTCCTGAATCATAGAACTGGCTTGGGCGCCGATTGCGCTTGCCACCATTTCGGCGGTGTCGTACTCCGATGCCGCCTGTTGCGAGAATGCCGCCAATTCATCGGAGTGCTTTTGAAGCGCATCCATGAATGGGCGCGCCGGAATCATCACGGAACCATCCTTATGTAAAGTTCCATAGTGATTCCAATATGCAACCTCCGCCAGCGAAAGCTCCCCGTCAGCCGCCTTTTGGTCGGCTTGGTATCCGACCTCAATAACGATGTCTTCCAGCTCATCCAGCATTGACAGCGCCGCTGTTCCCTCTGGGGTCAGGTCGAGTCCAAATTCTCCGGCAATAGCCATACACACACCTTCTTACCGAATCATGATGGGAACAATATGCCTGTTCCGGATCTCGATGAACTGCAACCCATAAGATGTAAGCTGATAGGCCGCATCCCCTGTTGTTCCCGCAGTAGACGTCGCAAAAGAAATGCTCACGCCACCCTCCGACACGCTGGCAAGGCGTCCGGTATTGGCGATGGTTCCAAGCGAGTTGTCGCCACTGCCGGCCATCTTCATAGCGTGGCACGTCAAAAGAGCCAGCGCCAAATTATAATCAGCGCCGAACTTTTTTCGGGAAATAACAGGGGCTTGAAGCTCAATCCAGAACTTGACGTCCTCATCGGACGTCTCTTTGAACTCCGCTCCCACCATCTTCACGATTTTGGTGATTGCGGCTATATCTGCAGCATCCATCAGGACTCATCCTCTGCAGCATCCTCTGCAATGGCGTCAGGCTCCGCGTCGGGAGTCTTTGCCTTGCCACGGGTCTTCTTCTCCACGACTTCCTGCACATAGCCCATGCTGATGTAGAACGCCACAGCATCGGCGTAGACGGCCTCGACCTGTGCGGTCTCGCCGGGGAGCAGAGAAACATCGCCAATGCAAATCGGCTTCACGCTGATATTCTTGATTTTCATGAGCTGGCTCCTTTCTTACAGACCGTAAACGAGGCAAGCGGACAGCGGATAAGGAATAACCATGCCCGCGTCGCGGCCCTCGCAGTTGATGACGATTTCGAGGTTGCGGTCCTGCGGCGCATGCTGGAGGAATGCCATAGGCACATCATGGTACATCTTATCGGCATCCTTGGTGTACAGCAGGCCGATGTTCTTTCCGGTGGTGTTGTAGTCCTTGTTGCTCTTGGACAGTTCACCAGCGGTCTCCCAGTTTTTGATCTGCGGAGTATGCTCCTTGATGTAGGACAGCACGGATTCGCCAGTGCCGTCGATGCGGCGCAGGTTCAGAGCGGTGTACAGGTCGTTCGGCATAACCCAGCTGTCCGGGTGCTCAACGCTCTGGGTCAGAGTGTCGATGTAGTTCAGGATGCCGGCAATGTCAGCGGCGATTTCATCGGCAGTCTTGCTTGCCCAGTCAGCCTTACCGCCAGCGCCGTTCTGAAGTGTGTAAACGGGGATATTGTTGCCCGAAGAGAGCACGCCGACGATTTTTGCCTTCTCGTCGCCGTTCCAAATCAGGTGGTTCACCTTGACATCATAGACCCGGCGGGCGGCTTCGGCGCGAACAGCATCCAGAGACTTCATGATACCCAGAACGGCGTTCCGACGGCATGCGCGCAGCTCCTGCACGTTGTAACCATAGCTGTCACCGATGTTGACAATTTCGGCACGATGGGGAGTGCCTTTCACATCAACACGGGGCAGATCCGAAGCGTAGTTCGCGATGATGGCAGCGAAGCCGACAGGCTCATAGGAGTAGTACTCGATGTAGCTTGCACCCTCATCCGTATCACTTGTCTGGGGGAACAGCTTCAGGCCGGACAACTCCGGGAACTCCTTGTCGTATGCCTTGGTCTTGATGTGCGCCAGCTGCTTGGCAAAGAAGATGCCCGCGTTGTCCGCACCATCGTGACGAAGCGAAGCGCCAGGGAACGGGTTCCGATAGGCGCGGTTAATCAGCGAGGCGCACTTCGTCTCCAGAGCGACGCGGTCCTCCTCGCTGTAACCGTTTGCGGGGTCGAAAGGATTGAATTTAGACATAGGTTCCTACCTCCTTAAAGCTGAGTCACGAACTGAGCAGGGGCGATGCCGTTCACGGCCGCGCCGATGAAGCGCGCCTTAACTGCCAGATTGGTTCCCTTGGTCGGGGTAAACTTGCCGGCGTCTGCACCAGTGGTCACGAGGTACACAGGCTGGCCATAAGCAGGCTCCACCGAATCGACCAGCTGCACCCACAGCTTGCCGGACTGGCAGACATCGACGATCTGGTTCTTCCGCAGGACCACGGCACCATCATCGTCCATCTCGACATTGGCGCTGTACATCACAACGCCCTCGAACTTGTCAGCAGTTGCGCCCGTTGCAGGAAGCGCAATGTCCTTTCCCGGCTCTGCGCCCTGCACGACACCGTATCCGAAGCACAGTGCCTTATCCTCTGCGCTGTTGCGGCGGGTCACGGCTTCATACTCGGCCCGGTCATAGAGGCCACCGGGCATGCCGCGGCTCGGCTCACCGTAATTCATCTGTACAGCCATATTGCTCATAGCTTAGTCCTCCTTTTCGCCAGCGTGACGCTGGATCATGCGGGTACGAGCGGCGTCGGGGTCATTTTTGGCGTTCGCATTGCGGGTCGCCGCATTTGCGGAATCCGCATTGAACACCTGCCGACGCTGATCGTTCACGGTCTTGCGGCCATTGACCTTGCCCTTGGCAATGTCAAAAGCCGCGTTGATGTATGCGTCGCCTTTCCCGTCCAGACGCATACCGGGCAGAACAGTTCTGATGACCTTTTTCTTTGCCTGCATCACAGGCAGGGTGTCCATGCCATCCAGATGCAGTTTGTCGCCCAGACGGCACAGCTCCATGCGCTGGCCGACCTTCTTCTTGACGATGGCGTCGAGACTGTCATGGTTCAGCTGGCCGCTGTCATTGTCAGAGGCATCGTCCTCATCTTCTGTGGGCGGCTGTTTGACATCGTCTTCAGCGGCATCCGCACGGGCTTTCTCAGCCTCCAGCATAGACAGCAGGGTGTTGATGTCAGACTTTGCGGGACCATCCTCCATTGCATCCCGGCGGGCCGTAATGTCCGCCAGAACGTCGGGTGTGGTGGCATCATCTTCACCATCGTCCTCGGTCGGCTTGGTGGGGTCACCACCCGCCGCCGGGTCGTTCTCATCGTCAGCAGTTGCACCGCCAGTAGCGGCCAGATATGCCTTGATAGCCGCCTCGATGCCGGCAGGGTCAAGGGACGATGCCGTAGGGGAAGCGCCCTCGCCATCATCCGCAGTCTGCTTATCGGGTTCCACGGTAGCATCGTCGTCCATGGTGGTGCAGGTCTTCTTGTTCTCGTCATCCATAGGGTCAGTACCTCCATTGTCTTGGCCGTCCATGTTCAGTCTTGCATCATCTCCGGCGCGGGCGACGGCAACCAGCGCAAGATGATTCACACGGATGTGGGTCTGGATTGCATCGTAAGGCTCCCCCTCCCACTCTCCGGGTTCCATGATAAGATCCTGATAATATCCAACGGACAGTTCGCGCAGGCCCGACGCCTTTACAGCATCGGGGTCGTCAATGACGATTTTGGCACGGACGGTCTCGCCGTCCTGCTGTCCGGGAGTCAGGATTGTTCCCACTCTCTCCCGGCGGGCGTTGTCCTTGTCTATCACCTGCGCGTCGTGGGTAATGATGATGGGCTTTCCCTCATAGCTTGCAAGGCTCGCCGGGTCAAACACATCTTCCGGCCTGCGCAGTTCTCGACGTTCCGAACCATCTTCCAGCTTGTACTTGAAGATGCCCGTGCGGGTCAGGATGGGGTTATCATAAAAATATCCCTCGGTGCTGTAATGCTTATCGACAGGCACGCTGTCAGCACGCATTTCGCTCCGAAGGACTTGCGGCGGATTTTTCTGATTCATTGTTTCTTCTCCTTAAAGGCTTGAGAATTGAGCCTATTAAAGTCAAAAACGGGTTTTGCAACACAGCGGCACTGGTAATCCTCGCCGGGGTTGCAGTGTCTCCCGGTGTAGATTTTCCCTCGCTTCGTCATGTACCACATTGCTGGTGGGTCATCATAACGAAACGTCTTACCATCAAGTTCACGATGGCACGCGCGCACACGTTCGTCGCCGGACGAACGCCAGATATACTCCTTTACCCCGGCGGACTCCTGCCGAGTCCGGGTCAGGTCTGCGCTCAATGTACCAATCTGGTCGCGGGCCAAAAGGTTCGCTTTCGATTTGGTCACATCGAAGCGCCGCTGTATCTCATTTGAAATTGCGGCGGGTGTTCGGCCCTTTGTAAAGCCGTCAATAATGATTTTCTCCATATCATCAAAGCAATCGCTCTCGATGCTGGTTATGAAAGAAACATTTTGCTCCGCCCACCTTGAAAGCATCTGCTCATACCGCTCACCAATGAAGAAGTCCTTGCTGATGTCGATGCCGAGTGTGGCCCGGACACTGCGTTGCCATTCTTGGAGCTGGCGGCGGTCTGTATAATCCGCACAGCGGCGGACATCACGTTCCAGCGGGTCGGTTTTCAGCCGCCGACTGAGCCGATCACGCATAATGCGGAACCTGTTCTGGATGCGGCGCACCATGTCGCTGTATCCATCTTTTCTGATGCTTTCAGAAGCCGTATCCATTTCATCCGCGGCAATGGCCAGTATCTCAGGCATTGAATCGCGCACCACAGCTTGAAGCTCTTTTAAGCGCCTGTTCTCAATGGCCCGCATCTTACTTTCTGCCCATTGCGGGTATTCCGGCTCGACCTTTGATTTTCTTGTCGTAGAAGCCCGACTGTATCCGCCGGGGCCGTTGTTTCTCACTGGCATAAACACCTCTTTATCTTTCCGGGAATCTTCCCTCTGCCGGCATCAAAAAGGCCCTGCATCATTGAAGATACAGGGCCTTTACGTTCATGGCATGCAGCACTTGAATTGGTTTGACCTTTTTGCTTACAGCGCGCATCCGTCCAAGGCGAAGCGGAAGGAACGCGGCATATGGCTCCGCGCTGGCTCAGTCAAGGAACAGGCCAGAACACTTCGCAGCGGTCTGTTGGGAGCGGGGTCGGCGCTTCCTCATGCCATCGAGGTGCCGATTACGGTGTACGGCGGGTGGAGCTGGGGATGGGATTTGAACCCACGACCTGAAGATTACAAATCAACTGCTCTGTCCAACTGAGCTACACCAGCATAAGTCGAGGGTACCGGACTCGAACCGGCGGTCTGGGAGTCAAAGGCCCATGCCTTATCCAACTTGGCCAACCCTCGATATGGAGCAGTCAACGGGGCTTGAACCCGCGGCATCCTGCTTGGAGGGCAGGCGCTCTACCAACTGAGCTATGACTGCAAACAAAAAGAGCCTTCGCAAAGGACGCTCTCGCGTCACCTGCAAAGGCTCTCAACGCCGTTATTGTTAATCAAACACCTTTTTGCCTGCGGCAAATTTCTTTTTTGCTTCGTTCAGGCTGATGCGGTTATACCCGCCGCGATAATCGGGATCTGCGCGCTGTACGCCGTCATTTACCCAACCGCACACGGGGCATTCCTCAAAATCATCGTTCTCTTCAAAGTGATGCTGCCCACACAGCGGGCAAATGGTTTCGTCATTCATCGTTCTCTATCCCCTCAGCCTCAAGTCGGCGTCTATAATACTCTTCCCCATCATCGGGCTTGAACATCGTTCTTACGCCTTTCTCCGGGGAGCCTTTCGCAAAGTCATTTTTCTTTGAATCGTATCGGCATATAAGGCCATCTTTTGTCTTATAGCCCTTGATGCCGTTCCCGCAGGGGCTTTCCAGAAGTTGAACCGCCCGCTTTTCGTATTGCTCCTTTGTCGTAATGCCATCGGGAGCGTACTCGGCGGCGTGGGTTCTTCCGTTTTGCCAGTGGTTATTCAGCTTCTGCTTGTTTGGAAACCCTTTCACTTTGAAAGCGTTTGCGCCTTTTGCCGAAACTGCGTTAGAATTTATTTTAGCATGACTTTGGGAATCATTCAAGTCTTTTGACGAATTTTCCTTGCCCGATTCATCTTTTGACGTTGTGTTCCCCATGCTGGAGAACTTTCCGTCCTCATCGCGCTTGTGCTTGCTTGGGTCGAAGTCATCCAGCGTCAGGCCCAGTTGTTCAAGATATTCTTCCACGCTCCTGCGGAATGGGTCGAACACCAGCCCGCCGGGGACCTCTTGGGCAAGAATCTGTTCTGGGGTGAACCATGTGGCGGTGAACATCTCTTCCTGATCGCACGCCGGGATTCCCGCATAGTCGTTGACGCGGTATATCTGCACAGGGAGGATTTCTTCTGGTTTTCCTTTACAGTTACCAAGATAGGTAATATTTCCAACGTCAATTCCAAACTCTTCTTTGGCTTCCCGGCGGAAGGCCACCCCCGGCGTTTCTTTCGGCTCGATATGCCCGCCGGGGCCACACCAGCCTTGGCCATCAGAGCGGCGCCCGCAGAGGATCTTGCCGTCCTGCACGACAAAGCCCGCCACATAGCCGCAGTCTCCTTCATCGGTAACAAGACCGCTGGCATCCGCGGCATTCTGTTGCTGGCTATCAGCGGCTTCCTGCTGGGTATCGGCTCCGCCAAGTCCCCAGTCTTGGTGAATGTCCGCTTCCGTGAGAATGTTCTCTGGGTCAAACTGTTCGTCACGAACCATCGCGCGTCGAACTTCTTCAGCTTCGACAATTCCATTTGTGACGTATGTGCCAGCGGTCTGTGCTCTGGTGAGCTGTGCCGCAGCAGCAGCTTGGTCTTGTGCTGCCTTTTCATCGTCAGACGGGCTCCACGCGCTCTTGTAGGTCACGGTGTACTCAGGTATCTCCTTGACTTCCCTGTTCCAAACCATGCCGCGAAGAATCAGCTCAACGAGGGTACGGGTGTTATCGCGGAGGTCACCGTTTTGGAGACCCCCGACGAATTCCTTGTAATTCTCAAGGTCACTCTCTCCAGTGGCATTCTCGCCCGCCGGGGAACGCCCAAAAAGCCGCGTCTGTGGGATATGAGATACAGCAGACAACATCGCACAGGCATTGTCCAGAATGTCCTTAACGCCAGCAACAGACAGGGATTGAACGCCCACATCCTCGCCGTCGGCATCAATAATGACCATGTTCAGCAGATTACGGGCAAGGTCAAGCATTTCCATACGCTGTAGAACCGTATCCTCGCCGTCTGCCGTGGAAAGCACGCCAGCAAGATTCTTCATCTTGTAGGTCACCATCGACAGCCGTTCCAGCAGGCGGATAGAATAGCCGGGGCCTATGCTGGCATTTCTCAGCTCTTCACGAATGCGCAGATACTCCGGGATGCCCCATGTGCGGTAGAGATTAGCCATAGTGGAGCTTTCCGGGATGTCCGAGTTATGGAAAACAAGGCATCTGGACGAATGCACAACATAGTTGCCGTACACGCTGTTGACTTGGTAGTACTCCGGGATGCCAGTGCCGCCCCGGCGGTAATCCTCATCGTCCGGGTTATTCTCATATCCATTGACCCAAAGAGGATACATTTCGTTGCGGCCATATACCAACAGCTCTTCGACGCCGTGCACGTCGCGCCAGTTCAAAGGATCCTGCAGGAGCCGCCCGTCGTCAACCAGCATCACCACAGCAGCGCCGCCAAAGAGCCGCGCCCAGCGCAAAGCCTTGGCAAATTTGCTCTGGTATCGGATGGTCTGCAAGTGGTTGTCGATCTGCTTCTGCAAGTCTTTGTCCTTGATGCCGAGGTCGATGCCGTTCTTGGTTGCGTCGTCAGCCGGGGCATCAATAACGGTTGAAAACAACCCGTTTCCTGCGTAGAGATCGGCCAGCTCCGTATCGCTTACCGCAGAGCCAGACGCCCACTGGTAGTACTCCGTGCTGTCGTGCTGGGTGCCGTACTTGTTCAGCACATTATAGTAACCGTCAAGGCGCAGCTGTGTTTTAATTTTTCCGGGAATAACTTTTTTCACGCTTTCTCCTTTCCGATTACGTTAAATCAGGCTGTGGACATCAAAAATTCCGCCCTCGTATAATGCCAGCGCAACTGCATCAGCCCGGTCCGGGCTGGTCAGGCCGCGCTTCTTTAGCGCCTCTTTGCTTTCAAGTTTCAGCTTGGAGGGCGCGCCGCTGAAGATGTACTTGCGGGTCGTGAGCTGACCTATCAAGGTCGCGTCATCCGGCAAATGCAGGAGACCAGACGCCGCCATGTCGCGCAGGACAGCCCACATCCATGTTGAAATATCGGCATATCTCCCGGCGGCTTCCTTGTCAGGAACAGCAGACGAGAAATTGACAGGAACAACCATGAGTTTGTTCAGCTTCTGCCGAATCTTCTCCCTGTTGAGAATATCCGTCACTCCGCCGCCCACACCCGTATCGTCAATAATCGCATAGATCAGACCGCGATACTGCGGATACGCTGTGCGCAGGGCCTTGTACATTTCGATAATGTCATCGGCTGTCGCGTACAGGTCTTGGCCGTGGCGCGTGACCAGCTTTTGAATGTCCCCGTCAATGTTCTTCGCAATGGCGGTGTCGTCGTTGCCAAAGCGGGCCACGTCGCACCCAATGGAGATTCTGGCCGGAATGCTGTGCTCAAGCGGTTCAGTATTGACCGCTTTTGTGGCAAGCGCCATCGGAATAAAGACGTCGTCCTCATTTTCCGGGAACTCGCCGTCAACACGGACGCGGACCACATTGCTGTTCTTGCCGAACTTTCGCTCCAAGTCAGCGATATTTTGCTTATTCGTGCGGGGGCTGTCCCTGCTGGACACCTTCATGCAGTAGTAGGACTGGGCATCCACGGTGTGCGAATCGTGGAATGTGCCAGTGTTCTGCGTTGGGTTTCCGCACA